CGGCGAAGAACATGAGGAAGTTGTCAATGAGGAAGTAGGTTATTCACCGGTTCAGTGGGACGAAATACTCTTAGGGCCAGGTGATACGTGGGAGGAAATTCCGTGGATAGCCTTTGAACACATGCTCAAGAAGGCCCAGATTAAGAAATTATCCCCCGAATTTGCCGATAAGCTCAATTATGACGTTGCAGAGGGCAAGTCCGAGAAAGAAAAGAACGAGGAAGCCCGAGTATTCAAACGGGCGAAAGTCTGGGAAATATGGGATAAGGACGGAAATCAAGTCCTATGGCTGGCCGATTCCTTCAAGGACGACTTTATCAAGGTGGCTGATGACCCCCTGAATCTGCAAGATTTCTGGCCGATACCCAAACCCTGTTATTCGATTGAATCAACAACCTCAATGGTTCCTATCACCGATTTCTCCCAGTATGAGACATTGGCGAACAATCTTGAGGACGTTACCAACCGAATGTCGCGCATTACCAAGGCGCTCAGAGTCCGTGGTATATACGACTCGACTATGGCCGAAATGGATAAACTGTTTAGCGCCACTGATAACGACATGATTCCGGCTGTAAACCTGTCCAGACTGATCGAAAAAGGCGGTATAGACAAAGCAATCTGGATGCTGCCTATAACAACGCTGGCTGAAGTGCTTTTACAGCTAAGACAGTATCGTACTGACACAATCACTCAAATATACGAATTGACAGGCATTTCGGACATTATTCGTGGCCAATCCAATCCTAATGAAACACTGGGCGCACAGCAGATTAAGGCTAATTTTGGCTCACAGAGGCTTCAGGATCGACAGCGCGAGATTCAGCGATATGCTAGAGACTTAATCAGAATGACGGTTGAGATTATTGGTGAGAACTTCTCACCTGAAACGCTCATGAAAATGACCGGCCTGAGGTATCCAACCCAGCAGGAAAAGCAGCAAGCTCAAATGCAGCTTGAAGCCATGAAGCAGCAGGGACAACAGCCACAACAACCCCCTCAACCGCCCGCAGAGCTTATGGAAATGCTGAGTAAGCCAACGTGGGAGGAATTGAAAGCGGTTATGGGTAACGACGTTCTCAGAGCCTACCGCATAGATATTGAGACTGATTCAACGATTCAGGCTGATCAAACCGCTAATCAGGAGGCATTGACCCAGTTAATGCAGGGTGTAGGGCCGCTAACACAGGGACTACAGCCAATGGTTGAGCAGGGTGTAATGACTAAACCTGCGGCCAAGAAATTCCTCGTTTCGGTTATGCGTAAGTTCAAGCTGGGGCGTGAGGTTGAGGACGCCATGATGGAGGAAGGCCCACCAGAGCCTAAGCCAGAGGAGCAAGCTGAACAGCAGAAACAACAAGCCGAACAGCAAAAGCAGCAAGCTGATCAACAAATGAAGCAAGCTGAAATGCAAGCCAATATGCAGAAGCTACAGGTTGAAGGTCAGGCTAAACAGGCTGAAATGCAAATGGATATGCAGAAAATGCAAATGGAAATGCAGCAGTCGAAAGCTGATCACCAAGCGACTATGGCTGAAATTCAAATGAAAATGGAGTCTGATAAGGCAAAGTTTCAGTTTGAAATGCGTAAACTACAGGCACAACCATTAAGGAGCGCAGGAAATGGCTAAAGGCAGGTACGACAATAAAGGCCCAATATCGGCCTTTGCCAAAGCCGATAAGGATACTAGGGAAGTTGTTACTAAATCGGATAGAAAGAAGGCGGGGGGCAAGGCAGACGCATTGCACCGAGGCGTCAGGACTAAATTGTTAGCCAAAGAGGGCCGAAACAAAATGGGCGGCAAAATGAAGGCTGATAAACGGGCAACCGACATGCTCAATGAGCATAGTGGATATAAAAAGGACAGGAAAAGGCGCATGAAGGCCAAGGCAGACGCGAGCAAACGTGCCAAACGACTCCAGCCTTTAATGGATAAAGGAGGCTACTAATGCCAGTTAAACAGACGCCAAGGAATGAGAAATTCCTGCTAAACCGGCTGAAAGCCATGTATGGCGACGACTTTGATCCGATTGTACGCATGGCGGCAAATGCCGATCGACTACAGAAAATAGCTGACGACGCCCCCGACGACGCAAATGCACAGGTTGACGTTAATAAGGAGTGGGAGCGCATGGCGCAGTTCACCCACCCGAAGCTCAAGTCTATCGAGCATATTGCCGAGGACGGATTCTTTGAAGTCCACGTTCATAGGGGCAAAGATTGAGCGTTGTACAGTTAAATGCCCCGCTTCATGAGCGTTGTATAGAGTTAGAGGCTGAGATCAGGGCGGTGGGATTTGACGAAAGTTCGCGCCTAGATTACCCGTTAGAAAAAATGCCTTCCGAGGATTTAGAGTCCTATATAACCATTATGGAACATATAATATGTGAGCGTAAGGCTGGGAGGCTGTGAATGTCGAGTCCCGCGAAACTGAATAAGTCCTTATATAGACAGTTCAGGGAGGTTGAGGCTGAAATGGTAATCCTTGGTCTTAATCCGCTATTGGCTCCGAATACTGTAGAGACTATACGCCCTGTTGACGCAGAGGTTGTAGTGAAGTTTATGAAGTGTCTAATCAATAAAAAGAGGAAGCACCCCAATTACGAAGTTTCTACGGATTTAACTCCATTCACAAACGCAATCACAATGGCAGAGGAATATGAGCAAAGGCAGTAATCCACGGCCATTTTCGGTCAAACAAGAGAAGTTTGGCGATAACTGGGATCAGGCTTTTGGTGAGAAAGAGCGGGTAGAGACTATGCGCTACTTGACCGACCCAGAAACAGGCAAATTAATCCCCGAATATATGTGGGATCAGTACGATATGCGCCCACCACCCCCACCCAAATCCCACTTCATACACAGGGATTATCAGGACTATGCAAGTCCGATCACTGGCGAGATTATCTCAGGCAGACGGCAACACCGTTATGACCTTGAGCGCAACGGGTGTCGTGTATCCGAAGGGCAAGAATCCGAACACCGTGCGGCTAATGCACATTTAGCGCATGAGGATAAGAAGTTAGACCAAAAACTTGATAAGTCAATGGCAGAAACGCTAAACGACATTAAGTATCAAAATAACCCTCCACCGGAAACGGATAAAGCGGGGAACGCCAAAATGTCATGGACATTCGGCAAGGACTAGGAGAACACTATGTCTGAAGTACAAACCCTCGACGAGTCAATGGAGGAAACGCTGAGTGAAATCAGAGCCTCAGAAGCGGAGGAAATTGAGGAAGTTGAAGCGGAAACGCCGAGCGAGGAAACGCCGAGCGAGGAAACGCCGAGCGAGGAGGCACCGGCAGATGAAGGGCCAGCCCGTGATGAAAAAGGCCAGTTTGCCGAGAAAGACCCAGAATCCGAGGGCGTAGAACAGCCCGAAATCGTAGTTGCTGAGAATCTACTTGACGACGACGGCAATGAAATTAAAGAATATGTGAATCCACCGAGTACCTGGCGTGCATTAGCCAAATCGACATGGAATGAACTTTCTCCGACGCATAGGGCTGAAATACACAAACGAGAGCAGGATTCCATGCGTGGTGTGGAAATGCTCAAAGAGGACGCTAATTACGGACGCCAGATAAACTCCGTTGTAGCCCCTTATATGCCCACAATCAACGCCAGAGGCAGTAATCCGACGGAAGCGATCGGCACAATGTTGAACGCTTATTACGTCTTAGAGACTGCCGCACCGCAGCAAAAAGCGCAGCAATTGTGGGAAACAGCAAAACAGTATGGCGTTGTTAACGAAATGGTGGCATTATATACCAATCGACAATCGGTTCAGTCCCAAGGTTTAACCCAACAGGACGTGGATCGGACTGTGGATCGGACTGTAAATGAGCGATTGGCGGCAGCGCGACAACAGGCGACCGAGCAATTAGTCGTTAATGAAGTACATCAGTTTGAAACCGCAGTGAATACGGATGGAACCCTGAAGCATCCTTACTTTGAAAACGTAAGGCAGCAGATGGCTTCCATTGTAGAAGCGGAGGGGATAGACCTCGAAACCGCTTATGAACGCGAAATATGGGCGAATCCTAAGATCAGGCCGATTTTGATGAGCGAACAGGCTCACTCAGATTCAGCCAAACGTCAGGATCAAGCAACAGCGCATGTGGAAAAGGCTAAGAAGGCTCTGGATAACAATCTTGAGCGTAGTGGCTCCCACAGCGTTAGACAGCCAACCCCCACTGGAAGCGTTGACGACACTATGGCCGAGACTATGGCAGAAATTAAGGCGCGGTCATAATCAATTAACTTTTTTGTGAGGAAAGAAAAATGGCTTCTCCAAACAGTACATTTACGGAACTGGTCACGACCACTTACCGTAAGCACAAAGCGGAGTTTGCTGATAACGTCACGAACAACAACGCCCTGCTCATGCAAATGAACAGAAAAGGCCGTAAGAAGGTTGAGGACGGTGGATTAACACTCGTTGAGGAACTTGATTACGCAGAGAATGGTACATGGCAGCGATATAGCGGCTATGACGCTCTGGATATTAGTGCAAGTGATGTGCTGTCAGCAGCAGAATACAACTGGAAACAAGCAGCGGTACATATAACTGCATCTGGTCGTGAACTGCGAATTAACTCCGGTGATCGACAAATCACGAATCTCGCCAAATCCCGTCTGAAAAACGGTATGCGAACCTTCAAGAACAACATTTCGTCTGATATTTACTCTGACGGAACTGCCTCTAATCAGATCGGTGGCCTTCAAGCCCTGATTCCTGATACTGCTGGCGGTACTGTAGGCGGCATTGCTTCAGCTACCTTCACGTTCTGGAAGAACACGGTACAGGACGCTTCAAGTCCTCTATCTGGTTCAGCAATCACGCTTTCGACTAGCACGTTTGAAAATCCCTTCATGCTTCAGCTTTGGCTGGAACTTGTACGAGGGAATGACAAGCCTGATTTGGTTGTTCTATCCAACGATTACTTCACTTTCTTTGAAGGGTCGCAAACTTCTATTAAGCGATACACCACCGATACTGACAAGTCTACGGACTCAGCCAGCGCCGGCTTTGTTTCACTGAAGTACAAGACTGCTGACGTTATCTTTGACGGTGGATCAGGCATCTCAGCCGCCCACGGGTATATGGTCAATACGGATTATCTCAATCTGTGCTGCCACCGCGATGCTGAAATGACTGAAGTTGAGGAACAGAGAGCAATTAACCAGGACGCAGTAGTTATCCCGATTATCTGGATGGGCAACTTAACCTGCTCAAACCGATCTTTACAAGGTGTAATGCACGCATAGGAGTATCAAATGACGCATTTAATAGGCGTAAAGCTAACCTCAAATGATTCCTCTGCCGCATTCGCAGAAGGTACTGTTTATACGGCTTCCAATGGGAAAAAGTATAAATATGTAAAAGTTCTCAATGAAACTGCAACTGTTGCCGGCGCTGCTGGCGATGTTGTTGGTTACTTGGGATCACCTGGAGCGACTGAAAACAATACCGTTGTTACTGATAACAGTGACGCAGCCACAAAGCCCGTAGGGGCTGGTGTACTGCAAGTCGCTGTTACTGGTGCAACTGGTACTGCGGAGTATGTTTGGGTGTTGGTTCAAGGGCCATTCACAGCAACTCAGGATTTGGCGGGTACTCCTGCTGATGGTGATGCGCTGTATTTGTCCACAACCGACCTTACTTTAACCTTGGCTGCGGCTGTAGACGATCCCGTTTGCGCTTATGCCATTGACGATTCTGCTGATAAGTGTATGGCAGCTTTCGCACATTAAAGTAAACCGCTAAAGAGAAGGGGTGTAGTATACTTTGCTACGCCCCTTTTTTATGAATGATCCACATGAAACGCATTAACGGCACAAACGCCATAGCGAGGAAAATATGTCTAGTAACCTAGCAAGTAGTTATACAGCATCAGATGCAGAGAGAGCCGGAAAAAAACCAGACGCATTCAGGGAGGACGACCCACCCTCATTGCGATTTGAGCATGGAACCGCCGAGGATCGGCAGGAGTCCATGAAGCAGGGTAGAACCGTATATGTGCCGACTATTGAGGTTCATATTCGCGCCCACGGGGATATTAAGTGTGAAGTCCCGTATATTGCTGAAGGCTGGGCATTTGAGACAAGAGAGATTGAGAAAGAAGTTCAGCGCCCTGTTTACCGCACTGTTGAAAAGAATGGTGAGTGGGTTGAGGAACAGGTCATGATTACTGACACTGTTCAGGAAGCATATCAATTTCGTGTTGCTACTACGCCGTGGGGGGATCAGCTTAAAGAGCGATTACACCACAAGCGTATATCCCAGAGTTACTATGATTACTGCATGTCAGCACTGGCGAGATTCAAAGAAGGTTCTGAAATGCCTGTTGAGGGTACACCGATTGTTGGGTGGAATCAGATCAACATGGCTATGCAGAAAAACGCCGTAGACCTTGGAATTAACACGATTGAGCTTGCGGCTGAAATGACCGACGAGGCTATGGATGCGCTTGGCATGGGAGCGAGGGACGTTAAGAAAAAGGCGATTGCTTATATTTCGGCTTCTGACGGCCAGATTTCAGGTGCTAAGTTGGTTGCCTTGGAATCCGAGAATGAGCGTACACGCGCACAAAATGATACACTAGCGGCTAAAATCGCTGATCTTGAGCAACGTATTCAAGACGGCGAAAAGCCAAAACGACGAGGCAGACCGCCAAAGGCTCCAGAGCCAGAGGTGTCTGAAAGTGCATAATGTCCTTATTAACAATGGTTCAAAAGGTTTCCCGTAGGGTTGGCATAGCCGTCCCCAACTTGGTTGTCGGTAATACTGACGTACAAATAATTCAACTTTTGGCGTTAGCCGACGAGGAAGGCGAGGACTTAGAAACTCGTTGCCATTGGAGGGCGCAGGTTAGAGATACGACCTTCACGATTGTCGGTACTGCTAATCAGGGTGCAATCGACGGGACAGTGGTCAGTGACGGTGATTTCGACCACTTTATCAATGATTCGATCTGGAACCGCACCACCTCATTACCGATAACTGGCCCTCTGAATGATATGGAGTGGCAAACACTCCAAGCCTCCCCAGTGACCGGCCCTTACCAACAGTGGCAGGAACGTGAGGGTAATTTCTATATTGCCCCCACCCCGACTGCTGGCGAGACAATGGGTTTTTCCTATGCCTCTACTTCCTGGTGTCAGAGTTCAGGTGGCACAGGTCAGGCGGCATGGGCAGCCGATAGCGATACCGGATTGCTGGACGAAAACCTTATGGGTCTTGGTCTACGCTGGCGCTGGTTGAAAACGAAGGGTTTGGAATATGCAGAGGATTTTGCGACTTATGAGCGTAGAGTTATGGACGCAATGGCCCGTGACGGTTCCAAGCCAATGTTAAGTCTTGAGTCCAGAGATAGAGATTACCGTCAAGCTGGCGTGATTATCCCGATTGGCAGCTGGGATTTATGAGAACCCCCGCTTTCCGCAAGAGAGCCAGAGGGCGTGAGATTTCCCGCACTCACTCTGTTTCCGCACCGGTCAAAGGCTGGAACGCCAAAGATTCCCTTGCTGATATGAAGGAGGGTTATGCCGCTGAAACTGATAATTGGTTCGGCAATACCACTGACGTAAGGGTTCGCAAGGGCTATTCGGAGCATGTAACGGGCATAGGGCAGCAAGTTGAGTCCTTAATGCCGTATAACGCGCAGGATGGTACACAGACCCTCTTTGCTGCGGCAAATGACTCGTTTTACAATGTCACAAGTGCTGGAGCCGTTGGTGCTGCTGTTGTTGGATCATTGACGAATGCCCGTTGGCAGTACGTTAATTTCACCAATTCCGCTGGAAACTCCTATTTATGCTGCTTTAACGGTACTGACGCACCGAGATACTGGGATAATTCCAACTGGATAACGATTACCGACGCTTCTACCCCTGCTATTACGGGGGTAACTACCACTGATATTGTAAATGCCACGATATTCAAGCGGCGTATGTATCTCATATTGAACAACTCGCTCTCGCTCTATTACCTGCCGGTTGATTCGGTTGGTGGAGCGACGGCTAGAACTCGATTAGACGGCTATTTCTCCAAAGGTGGGTATTTGGTTGCCGCCGAGACATGGACATTAGACGCTGGTGAAGGCTCAGACGATCATTTGGTCGTTGTCTCCAGTGAAGGCCAAGTAGCTGTGTTCAAAGGTACAAATCCTTCCTCCACGAACTCATGGGGGTTGATTGGTATCTGGAACATTGGCGAACCGATAGGCTCAAGGTGCTTGATTAAGTACGCTGGCGACATACTAACCCTTACAGTTCAAGGGGTATTTCCGCTATCTGGGGCGCTACAGTCCTCGCAGACTAACCCACAGGTTGCCTTGACCGACATGATTTCAACGGCATTTACTGACGCAAGTGTTAATTACCGCAGTAATTATGGCTGGAATATGACCTTCTTCCCGCAGGGTAATCAGGTATTGGTTAATGTGCCGGTTAGTGAGGGATCGAAGCAGGAGCAGTACGTCATGAACACGCTGAATGGTGCGTGGTGGCGATTTACCGAGATCGAGGCTAATTGCTGGGCAATATCGAATGAGAAAATGTACTTTGGCGGTGACGGTGTTGTGGGTCATTTTGGTGAGTTATTCGCTGATAAAGGTCTGAACATAGACGCGCAGTTAAAACAGGCATTCACTTATTTAGGGGCAAAGGGCCGGTTGAAGCAGGTTAATTCTGTCAGACCCAACTTCTTGTCCAATGGTACTCCAGCAGTTTATATGGGTGTTGCTGTTGATTTTGGCGACGACGTACAGGGGCAAGCAGCACTGACTTTTACCCCCTCCCCATATGGTTTGTGGGACGCAGCACTATGGGACGGGGCGACATGGGGCGGTGATGTGAGTTCGTTCAATGATTGGCAGACCGTTAATGCAGTAGGGACAGCCATCGCATTACAGTTGAGTACCATTAGTAATGGATTGGACGTAAGATATACCGCTTCTGACTATTTATACGAATATGGAGGAGTAATTGGTTAGTTTTGTGCCATTAGAGCGCGTGCATTTGGACTATATGGGCGAGGCAAGACCGAATTTATGCGAGGATACGAGAGGAATAACGGCATTAAACAACGAAGGAATACCGGAAGCAGTATGCGTTTTCGATAGTTGGTCGTATAATAGCTGTATTATTCATATATGGATAGGAAACCCGTTTGTTTTGCGTCATGGTTTCGCAGAGGAGGTCTTTAAGTTTGCCTTCAGTGAGGAATCAGGTAGGACGAAAATCATCGGAATCACGCCTTCTGACAACCAAAAGGCACTGAAGTTTATCAAGAACATTGGTTTTTATGAGATTGGTAAAATTCAAGACGGTTTTAAGGTTGGTGTAGATTACGTTCTCACCGAAATGACAAAAGACAAGTGCAAGTATTTCAATAGGAATGCGGCATAGGAGTTTCATAAATGGGCAAAAAATCGGCCCCTCCAGCACCCGATTATTCGGGGGCGGCTAAAGAACAGGGCGCAGCCAATGAACGGGCAGCGTACCAAACTACCGTCCTGTCCAACCCGAATGTCGTCACCCCGTATGGCACCCAGACAACAACATGGGGGCGACAAGGCACAGGCGGTGGTTTTGGTGGTCAAGGGCAATTTGACTCCGCTGCATATCTAGCCAAGCGTCCTGACGTTGCTGAAGCAATGGAATCAGACCCCAACTTGACTGCTTACGGGCATTATCTGGAAGAAGGGCAGCGTAAGGGATTTGGCTATACTCCGGGGTTTGAGGCTGGATTAACCGCACAAGGGCAGAATCCGTGGACTTGGTCGCCTACTGGTGGGAGTGATTCTACCGGTGGCTGGGCGCTCGGTGGTGGCGGTCAATACGGCGGTGGACAGTACGGCGGGATTAACACCAGTGGTGTTTATGGCGGTGGATACACTGGTGCTACCAGCGGAGGCAGTGGATACGGTGGATACGGCGGTGGATACGGTGGTGGATACGGCACAGCAGGAATCCCGCAAGCCACGGTAACGCAGACATTCTCGCCTACTGAGCAACAAAAGTTCGATCTCGGCCAAGGGTTAGATATTGGTCTGTTACAAACTGCTACTACAGGGCTTGACGACATTAATAGAATGCTCGGCACTTCATTCGATACGTCGGGAATGCAGGGTGTTGACCCAGTTACCAACCAGACCTCCAGCATTACGGGATACGGCCAAACTCCGATTGGCTCCAATTACGGTTCCGGTGGGGGTCAGGTAGGTATTCAGCCGTGGTTCCCTGGTGCTGGCGGCGGATTTAATCAAGGCGACGGTGGATATGACAGTGGCGGTATAAATCCAGGTGGCATGTATACCGGCGGTGCTGGCAGTAAAAAAGGCGCTCCACCCCCCAATCAGAACATTGTTGGCGACAGAAGTGGACTGAATACCGCTGGATTAGGGCAGTACGGGAATATCGACCTTAACCAACTTGCTCAACAGGGCAGCATAGACACTGGCGGAATGAGAGGTTTTGACCAACTATCTGCACAAGGATTGGGCGGATATGGTTCGATTGACCCCAACCAATTACCGCAACAGGGCAACATAGATACCAGCCAGTTGCAGCAAATGACCGGCATAGACCTGTCGCAATTAGCGGAACGAGGGAACATAGATACCTCTGGATTACGGGATTTCTCTGCCCTCAACAATCAAGAATTGC